TCAAAGCATTCTGATATTCTTTTTGCATTTCTTCCATTGAAGGTTTTTTAATCGATGGGGGTTTCGCTTCTTTAACCGGAGCTTTAACAACAGGCTTAGAAACACCGCCCGTTTTAACCTCTGGGAAAAACTCTTTATTATCAGTCAGAAAATACGGCTTACTTTTTAATGCATTAAATACATTCTTGTTTTTTTCTACATAATTAGCGGCTCCTTTGGGGATATTTTTTATAACCTTACTTTGTGGCACATTTCCAGTATCCAAATAATCTAAAAATTCATCTTCATCCAGCATGACTGGCACAGAATGACACCGGCAACGGGGATGCCATTTCTTAAACTTAAACGTCTTTGGGTATTCTCCTTTGAGATGGTCGCAAATATCTTCTTCCGGATGGTTGTTTGAAAGTTTAACTTCAAAACCTGTCACAAATTCTAACTTCTGATGCCTAGTATATTGGGCAGTTTCGTAAGCGATATTTACTTCCGATCCTGTTAGCCTTAATGCGTTCTGATAAGAACTACGATAAACGCCTTGTCCCGGATGGTAATTTTTTGCAGCCTTACTTAATTGCATAACGCCGTTTTCATCTTTTACCCGTCTGAATAGTTTATTTGGCTCTTTTAAAATATTTCTTACATCCCGGCTTAATTCCGCGGCCGATTTACCAACGGCCAAACCCTCGTTCATTAATAAACCCAGTTCGTTTTGTGCTACTTCTCGAACATTCCAAATACGATCTGATAATTTGGCCCCTTTTAAACCCCGGTTAATAAAAGCGTCTAATGCAGTTTTATTATGATTAAACATTGCATCTTTTAACGCAGGTGGGATAAGTTTATCTGAGATATATTTCTTTAACGCATAAGTATTATTTAGAAGTTTATCGTAGGTATCATTCGATAGTTCCCAAGATTTACCTATGCCATTTTTAACAGTTTCGTAAGAACTATTTGTAAATTCGTTGAATATTTTATTGACTTGTTTTTCTAAAGCTCCGCTAATCTCGAAGGGTGTTGT